GATCTTTGCGGGCATTGAACCGTTGGCAACGGCCACCGATCGGTGGCGGCGCAACGCTTGAAGCGGGGGGAGATCATGGAGGCTGGAGTCGGAATCGAACCGGCGTACACGGAGTTGCAGTCCGCTGGCTTTCCCTTCAGCATCAACCTGTTACGTCATATTTTCCGAAATCACTTCACTTTTTTGACCCTGTTTTTTCAGCAAGTTGCACCTGTTTCGACCACTGTATTTTCGGAAGCTGAGAACACAAAGAATACACATGGATGATACGTATCGCAAGAGACATCACACCCCCTTCGCCTCATTCACTTTTCCTACATACCGATCCCGCACAATCGCATTGATCCGGCTCTGCCGCTCGATGATCGTCCCCAGCACAGCATCCATATCCTCAAAGCTCCCGCGCAGCACGGCCTGCCCTGAGTCCATCGCTTGCACCACAGCTGTTGCTCGCGCCAGATACTGCAGCCGTGTCTGCTCGGGCATTGGCGCACCGCCCAAATATTCAACTGCCAGCCTCGTCAGCATGGCGTAGATCATCTCCATCATCTTCGACTGATCGGCCAGCAGGTCGTAAATATCCCCCACTTCCTCATCGATCTGTTTGCGTAATCCTTGCTTCAACGCCGCCGCCATTTGGCTGCTTTTGATCAGGTCGGACACATCAGCATCTGGCTCTTCGCGCAGGTCGATTTCAGCGTGCTGTTCATGCGCAGCCTTGCCGATATACCAGTGTCGCCCGTCACACTCCCCGATGTAGTTCAGGCTGTTGTCATCAGCCGCCTTGGGTCGAAGGCTTGTGCCGTTAGGCCCCGTTGTATCAACATGCAATGCTGAGTAGATCATTGTTCACGCTCTCCCGCTGAATGCGCTCTATAAAGTATCGGTGCGAGGCTGTGTGCTTCGCGTTCGCCAATATGCTGCGGACGCTGTCGATCTTCTCGGCACGCAGCGCCTTTGAGAAATTGCTCATTGATCGGCGCCGAACAAACCGTGTTGATCGCCAGGTGCGAAAGCCAACAAAGTTGATGCCCTGCTTCACCTTGGCAATGCGCCACTTGGATAACTTCAACTGCAGGTTATCCGCCAACCACTGCTCAAGGTGCGCTTTCAGCTCCTGCGCTTCTGCAAGCGTCAACCCAACCAGCACAAAATCATCCACGTAGCGCAGGTACCGCTTAATCCTAAGATGCCGCTTGATGTGATGGTCCATCCGATCCAGATAAATCAGGCCAAACAGCTGACTCAGTAGGTTACCAATGAAGAGCCCGGTGCTGCCGCCGCCGACAAACTGCATCATTAAGCCAACCACTCGCGGGTCGCTCACTTTCCTTGCCACGCGCTCCCGCAGCAGGTCGTGATTGATTGAGTAGTAGAACTTGCGAATGTCCAGCTGCAGGTAATACTCCTCCCCGTCACACTGCCGCATAAACCGTTGCAGTTGATCCGCTGCCCTGTGCGTACCCTGGCCTATCCGGCAGCCGTAGTTGTCGTGGATAAAACCACGATCAAACACCGGATACACGGCACGGTAGATACTGTGCTGCACCACCGAGTCATAGAATGCCGGAGCGTCGATCACCCGAGGCTTTGGTTCTGTCACCATAAACTGCCGCGTCGGCCTTGGCCGATAGCTCCCATCCAGCAACGCTTGCCGAGTGGCAATCAGATTCGCGCCCAGGTCGCGCTCGTAACGCTCCACCGGTCCGCGGTTACGCTTGCCTTTGCGCGCATCAAGAAACGCCTGATACAGCGTCTCTTCCGACGCAATGTGTTCAAGAGTGGGCATGCTATGTGATTCAGAGCAGAGGCCCGCAGAGTTCGCTTTCGCAGGATGAGTCATCCCTATCTCTCCAGTGTTCCTGTTACGGATGTCAGGTTAAAGAAATAGTCCGAGGCGCGAGGCGCAGCGTTGTTGTTGTCGTTCGACCGGTTGTTGTTGAAGTTCCGGTAGAAAACGCCAGCGTTCGCCGCATTCGTCCAATTGCCGCCCGCAATCGGGAACATATTAATGGCTCACCCTTTTTGGCTGGCAATCCAGCCGCCTATCATGGCGCCCACTTCATTGATCTTGGCGGAGATCGCAGTGTAGCGCCGGACAGCCTCTTTCTGAGGCTCACACTTCTCGCTGCGCCGGTACTCGAAGTACCCCAGCTCGAATGCCAGGTTGAAATACATGCGCAGTTTCTCGTGCTCGATATCGAGGTTGGTCAGCGTTGTCTTCTTGTGATAGCGCTTCTCGCCCTCAACGATGTAACCGTAGATATCGTACAGGCAGCACCTGATCTGCTGTGACAGCCCGTACTTTTCATGTTTTGGGAAATGATTCAGGTAAACATTCGCCAGTTTGATCATTTCCCGGCTTTTGTGGATCAAGTTGCTATGTGGATTCATGTCAGTTAAAGCCCACGCTACCGCGTGGGCAAACACCCTTACTGGAGATAGGCCGAGGCGCGAGGCGCAGCGTCGCTGCCGCCGATCGACCGGTAGTAGCCGAAGTACCGGCAGAAAACGCCAGCGCTCGCCGCACCCGACCAATAGCCGCCCGCAACCGGGAACAGGTTGTGCCGGTTGTAGCGGTAAAAGTAATCGTTACCAAACTGGTTCGTTCCGGTAGCGCTGGTTGCGTTGTTGTCCTTAGGGATGAACCCTGCGGTACTCCACGCAACACCACTGCCCGCCCCGTCGATTACCTGGTTGCTCCCATTACCCCAGTACACCGTGCCGGTCGTACTGCCTAGTGCGTGCGGACTGGTTACGCTGTCATACAGGGTGCTCAAGTGCGTTGTGTTACCCCACGCATCCGTGCTGCCATCCCATCCAGCGGTCAGTGAGGCCAGCGCAACGGACTCTTTCAGCACATAGATCGTGTTGTTGCTAATCGCAGTCGTGCTCGTGGCCGATGTGCCAGTGGCTGTAATACCCAAGGCGCAGTCGTACAGCGAGCCGTTCAGGTCAGCGATACCGCAGTTCTGGCCGTTATGGGTTGTCTTAGCGAATGGCACACCACTACCCGCAAGCGGCTTATTCGCGTTGCCAGAATCGCCTGCAGTCGTAAACGACACGCCTGCATCGTTGGTATCGCCGAGCGCGTTGTTGTTACAGCCTTTCGGGAAGTTAGTTGTGCCGCTGGCATCGTACCAAGCGCATGCCGCAGTGCCGGTTGCCACTTGACCATGAGCCAGCGACAGGATTGCCAGAGCACCGAGCATGAAGGCCGAGCACTGGTTGTATTGGCTACCACGCGCGCGGCCTAACACCACAGCGTCAGCCAGAATGCCGGTGCAGCCGGTCATGGTGGACGATGGGTTATAGCTGGTGCTTGTGGTCAGGCTGATCGGCGACTGGTTCTTCACTGAAACCGCAGAATCACCCGACTTGCTGTTCAGGTACTTATCAAAAAAGAAGCCCGACTTCTCGGCCCCGCCGTCGATAAACGCACGGTGTAACACATACCCTGCCGCATTCGCTGAGGCGGTATCGCTGAACTGATCAATACCCGCAACTTCGTAGCTGTTTGCGCCGTAAGTCGAGTACTGGGGCGCAGCAGGATTACCTACCCGATAGTAGAACTTCGGCACAAACACCATGATAGAGCCGTTGGTGTGCTGGTAGTTGCCGTAGTTGTCGTGGGTTTCGTCATCCGTGCCGGTCATCACCGACAGCCCAGCAGTGGCAAGATCGTCATGCGGGTACGTACCCGCACCGAAACCCTGCGTGCCAGGGGTGCCGATTACGCCATCTGTGATGACAAATTCAAGTACGACAATCGAGAATTGACGCCCATTAATCGTGAGCACGTCAGTACCTAAAGCACCATCGGCAACATAGGTGATCACGTCATCTGTGATCGAGACATAACCCAGTACAGCCGTTGCAGTGTACGTGGTCTCGCTGTCGTAGTTTGTGATTTGTCCGGTGATATACTCGCCTTGATAGAGATTGGTGGCGGACCAATTAACGTGCACGTAGGATTCACTGCCGGGCAGTGAGTCACCTCCCGGCAGTTGCTTAATCTCACCCCCAATCAGAACCAGTGGTCTGCGTATGGTCATAGTTACAGCTCCACATAGCCATCGTCATTGGTCACCAACTCAGTGGCCGACTTGGCATAGCCAAGGTATTGGCTGATGCTGCCGACATTTCCAGCGTCGGTTTCAACAAGAGGAGTGGCAATCACCCCACCAGCAGTGCCCAGATAGTAGCGAGCGCCGGGGGTCAGTCCGCTCAGGTTTGAATTGATGCCATCTAATGGGTACACCGTAGCGGGAGCGGCGAGCGATACAGATGCGGCCACATACCCGTCAGCCTGCCGTCCATTTGAGTTGTCCGCCAGCCGCACAGAAAATGTGCCGCCATCGTCGTGGAAGTTGACGAAATCGCCTGCTGACAAAGCCTCAGACGCCGTACCCTGGACGGTATCCGCCCCAACGCCGACCGGCATAAAAGACTGATTGAGTCGCCCTGCACCATCCAGTGCTGGGATTTTCCCGGCGTCAGCAGCACCCGCTGAGGAAGTGATTGCAAAAATCTGCTTTGTTTTGCCCGCAACGCGAGCCAGAAAACCCTGTGCCATGGTATTACCTCATAGAGCTATTGGTGGTTGTGTATCAATGATGATTTCAGTTGCGGATGTAGCCGACCCAAGCTCAAGGTCAAAGCCTGATATCGGCGGGGTTTGAGTCAGTGACCCGTTTGCGCCCAGCCAGATCCTGCCGATCGACCAGTTCCAACCAGTATCTACCAGCCGTCCAAGCCGCTGCACTAGCACCGACCCGCCCTCAACCCCGGCGGATACCGACACGCCAAGCAGTAAATCAATATGCTCCGAGTCGTGCGCGTCCAATGGGTACACCTTTCCGTCCAGCTCATACACTGCCAGTAGGGCGCTGATAGCTGCGCCAGCAGTGGCAGTAACTGTCGAGTCGCCCGGAGGCCCTGGCGGGCCTGGCGCCCCGATCGCCACCTCAATCTGTGGTGCTGGGTAGGTCTGAATCTGCACATCGGTCGTGGTGGTGCTGATCTCCACCCCTGCCGGTCGCGTCTGTGACACCGCAATCTCAGACTGCGGCACCAGCGCAACCTCGATCCATGCGGTTGTCATCGGGTCACGTCCTCAATCACGGGCTGGATGAACGTCTCAGAACTGGTGATTACTCCACCTTCTGTGATCTCGATATCGATCAGGTGGAAGTCGGGGCGCTCATAGTTGCCGGCCTGCCAGCCGCTGGTATCCGGATCGACCGGTGCAATAGTGAATCGCCCAGGGTTTGCGGTTTGATCCGCTGCGGCTGTTGCGCTCAGTTCTGCCACCAGATCACCACGGCGTGTGCGGATCTGGGCCCGCATTGTTTTGCCCGTCAGGCTCACAGGCGTGCCATCGATCTTGTAGGTGCAGGTGAGCAGATACGTGTCACCGCGCTTGAACGGTGGCAGCTTTGGGGGTGCTGACATAGCGATTTCCTGCTTGATTGATCAACTTGCCGTTGGCATTCTTTCGGCGTCTACCGTGACCGTGCCGCCCTGCATTTGTGGAATCTGATAGGTCGACAGCGGCTCCAGCGTCTTGCGGTCGTAGCAGATCAACTTTCCTTTTCCCGTCGATATGACGATGTAGTTTTGCTGCATGGCGCAGCCGGCAATGACTTCGCCTGGCGTGATAATAGTTGTTCCGGTTGTGCTTACACCGTTGTAAAGCCTAATCTCGTCGGTTCCTCCTGTCGAAAGGTGTATCTCCAATCGCTGATCGCCAAAGCCGTGCCCGCCCCAATAAGGAACGTCCCAGTCGCCAGGATGGTCAGACATCGTCATAGTGCCGTCATCGTACAGCACAAACTGAGCGCGCCAGCCGCCTGGGAAATTAACTGGAGTGTTCATGCATACAAAAATGACCTTGTCATATAATCCGCAAGCCGCAAAAACATCGATATAATAGAAATCCTGCGTATTGTGCCGTACAATCGTGCGGACGTTATTGCCATCGCCATCAAACTGATTGAACACCATCTTACCCAAGTCGGAGTTGCTGCCTGTAGTCTCCCAATGTGCTGACCAGATATATTTTTTAGTGGCTGCTACCGCTGGGTCTCCATTGGCGTAACCTTCGCCAATATCAATTTTTGTGCTACCCTTGATCACCAGTCGATAGTTGCCAGCTACGTACCACGCGCACAACTCACCTCCATGAATACACATATAGTGGTTGTATGGCCAAATACCTGAAGTTGAAATGACAGATGGATTATCCATGGCTGGCGGCTTAATACGGCCTAATTTAGAGAACTGAGCTGTGCCTGCAGTAGGGCCTGCGATCATAAAATAAAAATCCAACGCGCACGGCCTCGGGTCGCTCTTGAACCCAACCACCAGCGGCTCATTCCATGACTGCGACTGCATCTCGACTAGCACCTCATCGCCCTCTTCGAATACATCCATGTCGCAGTCCTGATACTTTGCTTTAACACCGTGGATCATGCCGCTCGGGTTGATTGGCAGGTCTTGGGCTGATGAGCGTGCCGTATCAAGCTGTATGCTGCATGCGCCCTCATCACGATCAATCGCTGTGATCACGCCAAATCGGTATGTTGGTTTCAATCGCTGCCAGCCTGGCAGTAGTGCAGCATTGAGGTATGCCTGCGCCCCACTCATCAGCAGTCGCTCGATCATCTGGCCATCGCGCGCCTGATCGTACACTGCGCCGCCATCGAAGCCTGGCTTGATCAGTATCGGCATTATCGGCTCGCCAGGCACTTCAGCGGTGCCAACCTCGCCTACCAGATCAGGTTCGCCGTCGGTGCACCACGCCTCGATTACAGCATCTGTTTCTAACTCCTCAAGGTTTGCTTTGCGAAGCCGAAGTTCCGCTCCTTTCATGATCAAGTTTGATTTTTGTCGCTCGGCCCTGTCGAGCGTCATGCGAGCCTGCTCGATCTCGACGACCGCGGCGTTTACACGCTCTGATATATCGAGCAACTCGCCTTCTGGATCAGAGCTTTGGTCTGGATCTGGTGGATTGTTCAACTCATTAATCAGTAAATTGAGCGCGGACACTTTTACATTCAGCTGGTTCTTCAGCTCGATTATCGTCGCCGTCGCTTCGAGTAAAGCCAGCTCTTCGCCCTGCAGTAAAAAGTCGATCTCGGCGATTCTGGCATCACGCGTCAGCGTGCCGTGATCAAGCTCGATCTGATAGCGCCCTGGTTCGAGTTGAGAGATGATCCGCGCCTTGCCCATTACTCACCTGCCTCGCAGAATCGGTCAGATTGGGTTGCATAGTAATTGATATAGTTCACAGTAAATGCGCGCCCTATGGCGTGCGCTGTCATGCCGGGGCGCAGGAACAGGTCAACATCAGCCCGAATGCGCAGCTTGCCGTTGGTCTCGCTAGTGGTGCGTATGTTGACCAGCGTCCGATCAGCGCCGGTTGCCGTGTTTTCAAGTCGCGCGTATCCGCTCATTGTCGCCGTGCTGTTGCGCGGCCCTGACTGTGCTGTCAGCGTTTGCATGGGCCCTGAGATAATAGGCTCTGAACGGATCGCGCCATCATCAAACCGGAAGCCCATTCGGATCTCCATGCGCTCGCCAATACGCGCATCGATGGCGTCTGCAAGCTGATCGTATGCAGGCACAACCGCACTCAGGTAGCTGCTCACATCGCCCTGTCGCGCAGTGGCTTGCCAGCTGCTGATCGGGATGGTGATTGGATCGGTATCACCAAGCACCAGCATGTAGATTGCACGGTCCTTGTCCACGCCGGCAGCTGACCAGTCGTTAAATCCATCAGCGGCTGCTGTGAAGTCGAGCGTCGCTGTAACAGTTCCGACATTGCCGCCGACCAGCGCCGTGCCCTGCACCGTAAAACTAAGCTCGGCAGCCGCCTGCCCGTAGATGCCCTCAACTGCGGATGCGGTTATATCCAGCACCGCATCTACCGCACCCGCCAGGGTCACCCATCCTGATGCGCTGGCATCAAAGTCGAGCGTTGCGCCAGTGTAACCAGGTTCTGGGCTGTCGCTCATGTCGATGGCGCTGAGTGGTGGCGTGTCTACTACAGACAGATCTATGGTGATGGTCATTGAACGACTACCCCAACAACAACCCCAACATCAGAAATAACGTAAGGGCCTACCGTTTTGATCGCAAAATACGTCGAGTTTCCAAGAGGATCTTCATATCCGGCATAAATCGTTAACCACACGAGATCGGTTGGCTCTGATATATCTATCTGAACACTGAATGGTCCGTCGGCAGCATTGTAACCATAATCGTTTTCCATGGATGATGATATCGCTTGGATATTAACGAAATTGGCTCCTGATGGCACATTATTGATTATGCAATCAATCTGATATATCGCCATCTCACACCCCGCCGACCGTGATCGTAAACGCCATAATCGCCACCGGTGTGCCCGCAACAACATTGACACTATTCAGATTAAGATCGCCTGAGCCGTCATCAGCAACAGTGATATGAATGACAGGATTTCCGTCACGATCTAAAACCCGGCTCCATCCAGCCGTCCCGGTAGCGTCGGCAGTTTGGTCGCTTGTGATCGCATCCATGGTGAGCACGCCATCGGTCACAGTACCTGCCGTTGTGGTCATCTTCAGCGTTGCAAGCATTGTGTCGGATACCGGATCGCCGAGCGCAGGAACAGTAGTGCCGGTGTAGATTTCAATCGTTGGATCAGCCACCGTGCCGTTGGTAATGGCGCTAAGGATTTCGGTCGCGATTACAGTACGCAGTGCGGTTGTCAGTTTCATGCGCCAATTTTCTCCAATATGAGTATGCGTGCAGTCGCCTCGCCGCGCTGCTGCGAAAGGTATTCAAGCACAGCTTCAAAGCAACCATCTAACGTGCTGATTATGATGCGGTTATGCGTCCTTATAATGCGTGATGCCGTGGCGTATTCCGCCTCGCTCGCTGCCCATATGATGGTGATGGTTTGATCTGACGGGCTGTGGCCGGTGTCATTCAGTGCGTAGCCTCCATCAAGGGTCGGTATGCGATTAACCCGCCGGGTCATGGCGCGTATGTCGCTATTCGGCTTGGGTTGGTCGATGACCAGGACTGCACGTGGGTCAAAGCTTTTTGATGTGATGGATATCACTTTATACCCCCAGCAGCATTGCATGGCCTTCGGCGTTAACCCGTACCTGCAGGGTTTCAAGGATCTCCCACATAAACGCCTCCAGGTGCGGCTGCAGCCCCTCGCCGTTGATGGTTATTGCGGCATCGCCCCGCGCATACGCATCTGCTCGCTGTCTCAGCAGTGCGGTCTGGGCATCCATCTGTTCAACTTGCGCGCGGGTGATTTCCTGCTGCATTTCTATCGCCTCATCGCGCCGCGTTTCTTCGTTCTGAATGATCTCCATGATCTCGCGGTAACCACTGGATGAAGTACTGCTGAATCCTGTCAGCAGCTCAGCCAGGCCTGTAATTGTCTCGCCTGTGCTGTTTATGGTTTCGCCAATTGATGAAATAATCGCGCGGGCCGTCTCTGCGTTCTGGCGCATTTGCTCTATGTCGAGCTCAAATGTGAGTTCCATTCCGCGGATTCGTTCGTTGCTCGCGATCTCTTCAAGCGCCAGCTGGAAGTCATAAAGCTGCTGCGTTTGTGCCAGTAGCTCCTCTTTTGCTTCCTTCCGAAGAGCTACCTCTTTTTTCAGTTCAACTTCTTGCTTCCGTTGCTCATCGGCGACTTCTGAACGAACATCTTTTTCATTGTCTAGCTCAGCTAGCCAGCCTCTCTGGTCGGCAAGAAGAAGCGCCTTCGCGTACGATTCACGCTCAGTAACTGTGAGCTGGTTGTACTGCTCAGACGTCAGAGATCGATATGCTTCAACCTGATCGAGTATCGTTTGCTTGTATTCTTCCTGACGCTGCGCCCTGTCCTGTTCTTCCAGCGCAGCGATCTGAGACTCCATTCGCGATCTGGCTCTCTCTTCTGCGACCTGCCTTTCAGCGCCTGCCAGCTCTTGCGCCTTTTTGCTGACGCCATCCATCGCCTCTGAAACAGAGTTGTACCCTTCCGCTTGCTCGATTGTGATGCCGTACGTTTCCTCAAACACGTCAGCCAAGTACGCAACATCGCCGCCAAGCGCCTTTGCTTTTACGATCATGTCGCCCCAGGTTTCAGTCATGCCTGAGGCTTGAGACCATAGTTCATCTACGCGCTTTGACTCTTCGATCTTAGCATTCAGCCGGCTGACACCCTCTGTAAAATCAACGAGCGCATACGCTGCCGCGCCAAATACCGCTAGCAGACCTGTGACTGGGTTCGACAGTACAGCTGTCAGCTTGGTCAGACTGCTAATCGCCAGCCCTGCCTGTTTGGCCCCGCCGAGTACAGCAAGGCCGCCGCCTACTGTGGCGAGTACGTTGCCAAGCCCTCCCATAGCCGGAAGCAGAGCATCAATACCAGTGGCAAAGCCTAGGATCTGGCCGGCGAAGTTCTGAATTCCCTCATCGCCCTTGTTGATCTCATCGATCAGCGTTGCAATGGTGCGAATAAATGGACCCAGACCATCAACAGCACCAGCTGCCACATTTGTCAACGCGGCTACGCCATCAACAATGGTCTGAATAACCGTCGCCAGATCATCGGCATTGGTCAGATCGAGATCTCCGAACAGGCTGCCGATTGAGATACCAAGCTTGTCAAATGAGGACAGCAATACATCAAAGTCGATCTGCTCAAGTGCGGCCGGAAGCGCCTCAGCAATACCGCTAAGCGCCTCAGTGATTCGCTCTGTCGCTCCATCGACTCCGTCATAGAGATCGTTGAAGGCATCGCCCCTGAACTCAAAGCTGACAGTTTTGAACAGGTTGCTCAGCTCGGTAACGATCTCGCCGTAGTTATCTAGCAGCGGCTCACCGGCACCGATGAATGCCGCTTGAATCGAGTTGGCCAGGTTCTGGTTGATTGACTCAAATGACTTGCCAAGCTCTTCGTTTGCAGCCGCCGCCAGCCCGGCACGGTTTGCCTGTGCTTCAAGCGCAGCAGCGAATGCACCTGAGTTGTCGTTTGCCAGCGCCAGCGCAGCCTGCAGTGCTCTGCTGCTGCCAAACAGCTTTGACATCTCTTCTGCACTGCCGCCTGTTTTGGCCTGCAGAACTTCCATGACAGCCTGCAGCCCATCACCGGCCAGCGTGGTACCACCCAGGGCAACTTTCAGATCGTCAGATGGTTTGATCAGTTCGCTCAGCAGTGCACGCAACTTTGTGCTGGACTCTGCCGTGTTGCCGGTGGTGATGGTCAGCGCAGACAGCGTTGCAACCAAGTCATCGAATGGCACTCCAGCCGCAGACGCCACGCCGGTGATCTTGCCAAGATTCGTGGCCAGCTCCGGCAGGTTGGTGTTACCGGTTTGCACCGCAGCAAACAACGCGTCCGAATAGTCGGCTGCCTGCTGTACGCCGTCACCGTAAGCGTTGAGCGAGCTTGTCAGCAGATCTGTGGTGTCTGCAAGATTGGCACGGCCAGCCGTAGCCAGTATCTCAGCATCGGCGACCAACTTGACAGCGTCGGCGTAGTCGGTACCGGTTGAGATCGCTTTGTAAACTGCCTGATTGATCTCCTCGATGCTGGAAGTGGATACCACCGCATAATCAAGGATCTCATCACCCAGGCCTTTGACCTGATCCTGAGTGGCATTGAACAGCGTGCCGATCTCTTTGACGCTGGTCTGGAACTCACCGGCCTGATTGACTGCAACGCCAGCCATGGCCAGCCCGACACCCACCAGCGCCGTTTCGGCTGCCAGTATGGTTTTGGTCCAGTCAGCCATCGGGCCTGTGACGCCGGCCACCTTGCCCTGCAGCTCGTCAAGGCTGCGCCCGACACTCTGCACGGTCGGGCCGACATTATCGACACCGGCAAAGATGATCTCGATTGTGCGTTGCAGGTCAACGGCCATTGTTGGATTCCCGAATTTCTGCTCTGTGGTCGTAGTATATGATCCAGAGCTCGCGCTCTGATGGTGTCAGGTAACCCTCTTGGAAAAGGTCTGGCCGCACCTCGAACAGGAAGCGGCCACGCAGATCACAGAGAGTCAGGGCGTCTCTGACGTCTTGCCTTTGCCAGAGGGACGCCGCTTTACCACGGCGGCTGCACCCATGCCCGTCAGTCGGCTGATCTCAAGCCAGAGTTTTTTGAAGGCCACGGGGAAATGTTCGGCGATTGCCACCACATCTTGCAGCTGCAGCTCTGGCTGTAGCACGCCGATCCGCACCATCTCCAGCTGTTTCTTCAGCGTGGCTTCAATATCGTCACCGCCGATGATGCCCAGCACCTCAGCCGCAACTTCGGCTTTATCCTGGTCGGCACCTCCAGCCAGTCGTTTCAGCAGCTCCTGCGCAGCGTTGCCCACCGGGATTGCGTTCTCGGCGCGGTGCAAGTCGTTGCTGGACAGCATGCGGATGGTAAACATTGGTTTGGTGCCATCAGGGAAGAAGTCGGCAAGCTCCGGCAGGAGTACATCATCCTGCCGGGGCTCGAACTTCGCCTGACGAAATGCGTTCAGGTCAAAGCTCATGGGTTACGCTCCTACCGGCTGCGCCTTCTCGGATGAGGAAACGGTACATGACATAGTCATTGCGCCGGATGCCGGATAGCTGCGGTTAACACCCAGAATGCCCTGATACAACAGCTTGACTCCGGTGCGATAGCGGTTGGGCAGGAACTCGAACCACAGGTTCTGACCTTCCAGCTTCGCCAGGGTGTCGGTGATACCGTCGTTCATGGCGTAGGTGAACGAACCCTGAGACAGGGAGCGGGACACAGAACCAATGGAGCGGCCATAGTAGGCTTCGGACGAAACCGAGAACGCTTCTTCCGGTACCACGTTGTCACGTGTCGGCTCGATATCCTGCAGCAGCGGCGTGGCGTAGCTGGCATAGACACCTTTCGGTTCGTCACCGGTGTGGATGGTCGGCAGTGCGCCAGCGAATACAACCTTGCCTTCGTAGCTGTCGACCTCAAACAGCGGCGCGTCATAACGCTCCTGATGCAGGCCGACCACCTGGAAGATCTGGCCTGTGGTCACCAGCGCGGATGCCTGAGCGTTCAGGCGCACCTGACCGATCTCGATAGAGCCGACCGGAATGTACGGCGGACCACCAGCAGCGCCGCGGGTTTCACTGAAACTGGTGCCTTCGGTACCGGCCACCACGGCGATAGCGCCAGTGTCGTCAATGGTCACAGAATTGATGATGTGGGTGCTGGTGGTTGCGCGGGTCACAGCCACAGCGGTGTTGCCGCCCACGGCAGTCTCGGTGCCGCCCAAGTTGCACAGCACCGCCTCGACCGCCACGGTGTCTGCAGTAGACCCCGGAGTGATAGAGCCGCCGTTGATCACGCCGTCGGGCTTTACGTCCGGCTCAAAGCCTGCGCGGCCAGACCAGGGAGCGGCCAGGCCTTCAAAGGTGGTTGCGTCGCCGGAGTCCAGCAGTGCATCCATCGGGTAGGACTGCTGGCCGGTTTCCATGCGCAGCAGCGCATTATCTGCGTTTGCCATGTTGTTACCTCATGTCGTTGATGTGCGCGGTTGCGCGGTTTTGGAAAATCGTGCGCACGAAGGCGCGGAGCAGGCCGAGTGGGCTGCTCTGAAATGGATGTCAGGGGTTGGGTGTTACTGGCTGAACGGGTCGCCGTTTTTGGTGTGGTAGGTGATCTCGACCTGCAGCGACAGGCCCACGATCCGCAAGCCAGCCTCGGGCGTCAGCGGGATCATGCTGCTTTCGGTCATGTTGTCGGCCAGACCTGCAAAGGTCGGGTCAGGCTCGCCGGTGGCCGGGTCGTTGAACAGCGCCAGCACCAGATCACCGTACATGCCGGACACTGCCGCAGCCGGTGAGGCGTAGCCGCTGGCATCCTGCCGGATGAACTCAACGGTCAGATCCATGGTGTGCGTCAGCCGGCCATAATCGTCACGACTGGCTTCCTGTGTCTGATCCCACACGCAGACGAACTCGGATTCGTCTTCGTACTGTTCGCGGCGCAGTACCGGCACGGTCGTCAGTGGTGCCAGCCGGGCCATGACGGCCTGCACAATCTGTTCGCGGATAATCACAGCAGCCCCCGGTCAATCAGTCCGACCTGCCGGTCGAGTTCTTTCATCATCGCTTCCATCGCCAGCTCGTTGGCTTTCTCGGCCAGCCCTGGTGTCTGCTGGTAGATGGTCGGGATGCCCGGGCCTTCTTTGCGTCGCCATGGTGTGCGAGCGCCTTCTTTGTACTTGGGCGAATCAATGTTCACCTCGAACACACCGGAGTAACGGGCCTTAATCAGCGTGGCGATGAATGCGTGCCTGTACTTCTCGCGCTTTCCGTCACGCCAGATGCGGAAGCTGACGCCTGATTTACCTGCAGGCTTGGCGCCGTACTTCAGCAGGTTGATCGGTCCGCTCTTAAGGATCAGCTTGGCCTGAGCCGATCCCATGGTGCCGAGGCTGGCAAGCCGGAATGAGGTATGCTCGCGGATATCGGCTTTCTTCAATGCCGCCTTGGCGTAGATACCATCAACAACATGCTTGCGCCCCTGCCTGGTGCCATGGTTAACCGCTCGCATCACCGCCTTTTCAGCGCCGTTGCGGTAGCCATACAGCACGTCACGCACGCGCTTCAGGTCGCCTTCGTTAATCCGGATCGGCTGGCTATTGCCCACTACCCTGCTCATAGATCCTCACTCACGACCACCCTCACGGTGTAGCCGTCATTCGCAATCTTGGACTCCACGCGCCAGACGGTTGTCTCGGTGTGGATCAGGTCCCGCTTTTTGAGGTCACCGACATCATCAACAAGCATCTCTGCCTCTGTGCGCCTTTCAGCAGTGTCAGTGTCGCCAGCGGATACCAGCTGGATATCACGCATGATGTGTACCAGCACATTCTCAATGAGTTCTGAAACACCGTACTTCTCCAGATCGCAGGGCTCGCCACAGCGCACAAGGTTGCGCCGGGCCGCTCGTTTCATGGTTTTGTCGATGGACATAGTGGCTACCTCCGCACACTGAAACGGCCCCGAAGGGCCGCTTGGATCTGCAGAGGTCAGGTACGCTTGCCTCGCTGAAGCATCTTCGGACGGGTGCAGATAAACAGCGGGTAGCTGTAAACCTCAATGTCCACGAATGCATTGCGGCCGGAGGTGTCCGGCAGTGTCATTGCGTACACGTCCTGCCCTTGAGTGTTGATCACATCGAACCACTCGCCCGGGCTGTAGGCAGCCTGGAATGCACCCGGCGCATTGATCGGGAAGAACGATGCCTTGTCGGTACCGACCGCTACCTTGGAGCCATCATCGGTACCGCGGTAATTGATCCAGAGGATGTCGCCATAGCGGAATGAACCGTAGGCGGTACCAACATCGTTACGAAGATCGGCGGCCTGCTGGGTGTTCAGGTAGGTCTTCACGACTTCCGGATGGCTGGTCAGGTCATCCCAGAAGTTGTCACCCACCAGTGCAACGACCTGAGTGCGGCCCGGCACCCACGCGCCGGCAGAAGCCTTCATCATCTGGCGGATCACCTGATTGCATTTCTTGCGCACGGCGCCACTGGCCGGGTCCGCGTTATCCAGATCGAAGTCGATCTCGGCATCCTGCGTCACGCCCCACTCGTCAAACCAGTTGTTGATCACGCTGGAGTTATCCGCGTCATAGACGATGCCCTGCACTGCGCCAAGCATCTGGTGTTCCCAGGTCAGTTCGACTTCACGCATCAGGCCGGCAGGGCCATTCATGCGGTCAGCCACTTCTGACTGCACCTGCATCAGCTCGGTTTCTTCACCAAAGGCGCGGATGTTGGCAAGCTCAGAGGCACGGATGGTGTCCCCTTTGGCAATACGAGTGGTGCGGAAGTCGCGCACGGTGCGCTTGGTCTTATCGCGCTGCTCCAGTGGCGCACCGCGCTCTGAAGTCGCAATCACGTTCAGAACGCCTGCGCGTTCCTCGATTGCCACGGTCTCGGTGCGCACGCGGCGCGGGGTGAAGATGTTCATGCTGCGCAGCAGGCTCGGCTGGAACTCCTGCTTGTTGAGCGCGTCGGTCAGGGTGACCATGCTGAACGCATCGTCTTTGAAGATATCAATAGTCGCCATGGGGTATTCCTCAAATTAAAAAGCCCGCATCGGCGGGCTGTGAATTTCGTTCTTCTGAAGGCGATTCGTCGTATTAGCGAACGATTACACCAATTGCTTTAAGGTCAGCCGCTCCATCGGTATCGAGGCCCACCAAATCAGAGCCTCGGACTTCAGCGTCACGGACAATGCCGACCGCTCGGGCATCTGCATGTGTCGCATCCACGCCAGCAAACAGGACGCCGCCACAGGCGCGACGACCATCATTGGTGCCATCGTTGTCGTATGCCACCCACTCTCCGATACCGGCATTAACAGCGATGGTCCAGCTGTCGTTGACAGCAAAGTCAGTAGTACCGTCAGCGATGGTGAAGGTCAGGCCGCCACCGGCGAACTCAACACCTACAGTGCCGGAACCAACCGTCACGCCATTTGGATCAACAACACTGAAAGCGCCACCATCAGCGGCCGCTTCCGTGATTGTGACGATGTAGTCGCCAGTGATAGCGGCGTTGTCGACGCCAATAGCACCAATGGCGCCGTTTCCAGTGTTGGAACCAGCTGTTGCGCTGGCTGCGTTGGCAGCAGTGATCTGGGCTACCAAGGTACCAGCCGACAGCACTCCGGCACCGGCATTGATAATGATGGCGTCGCGGGAGCGCTTGCCATTAGCTTCAGAGATAAGGAATTCGCCAGCATGCTGGCCTTCGGTTTTAACGGTCATACGTCACCTCAGTGCTTGGTTTTTTTGAAAGCCGCCGACCAGCTGTCAGCGTTGTTATGGGTCTTTGTTGGAATGTGATTGTCGAGATCCTGATCAACCAGGGCTTTCGCCTCGGCCACAGCAATCCCGAGCATCTGAATAGGGTTGTCCAGGTGCGCCATCAGTGCGCCAGCATCGATGCCGGAGGCCTTGGCCACGTCCTTGATTTCAGCGGCCAGCTTGAGGCGCTGCTCAACGGCAGCCATCGGCAGCTTGGCTTGTACCATTGGCACAACCAGCGCGTCGAAACCAGCTTCGGCGCAGCGGGCAATGATGTCGTCGGCAGATGCAGCGACCGGGTTCTTGAAGGCTTCGAGCTCGGCTTCCAGTAGGTCTGATTTATTCTTCCAATGAGCCTCTGCTGTTCGCAACTCGTCACGCTGCGCCTGGTACTCTGAGCATGCCGCTTTCAATTCTTCCTGACTTTGTCGAAGCTCTTCACACTCAGCCCTTAGGCTGTCAGCATGCTCAGCACCAGCAAGAGCAGAACGCAGCTTGCCCTGCATCTCAAACATTGCCTGGTCCATACAGGCAGCCGCCTTGAGCTGCTCGCTCTTGTCGGTAGCGAATCCAAGCGCAATCGCCTTGTCGGCATCCATGTAGTAGTCGCCCTGACTCAGCATGTCGCGGATCGACTCTTCAGTTTGCCCGGTACGCGCCACGTAGATTTCAATGATCGCATTTTCGATCTCATCCACCCGGTCGGCATGGTTGCGCAGGTCTTCAGCAGTGAACCAGCCATCCAGCCCAGCAGATGGCTTGTGCGCCATTACACGACTACCAAGCAGCATGGTGCGAGTATCGCCGGCCAGCATAATCACTGAACCAATGCTCGCTGCCATGCCTACAACGGTAACATGAATCTTGGCTTTGTGGTTGATCAGATAGTTGGCAATCCGAATTCCTGAGAATACATCGCCACCCGGGGTGTTTAACTTCAGGTGGATATCAGTCAGATCACCGAGCGCATCCACTGTGTCGATGAAGTCGCGGGCCGACTTCTCGCCAAAGAAGTCCACGACCCAGTCCGGACTCCAGTCTGATGCAATGATTTTGTCGATGGTGACATTGGCAGTGCCGTCACCGTTGGCTTGTGCTTTAAACCATTTCATGGTCAGGCATCCTCAGGTTGTAGACCTGCCTCTTGTTCCAGGTCGCGTTTGCGTTTGCGTGCATCGACGTTTTTGCGCTGCACTTCGCTGGCTCGATAGCCTCGCTTGGCAACGGCTGCATCCAGTGACTCAAGGTCGTTTTCGATCTCGGTCACGGTGGCGCTCACATCTTGAGTCGGGTGAATGTGCGGCCAGCGGTGGGTTCGCCAGTCGCGTTTGTTGTAGTCGTCGTATCGGTCGGCGTAACCGGCTGCGCTGACAAGCCGAGTGGCAACGCACTGGTCGGTGAACCAGAACGCCACACGCTCACAGATCTGATGAATGACAAGGTGATCCTGCGCCATCTCGATTTCACGCCGGTATTCCTGAATCATGGCGCGGTAGATGCGGTCGTTGACGCCATCCCAGTCGCCGGTCATCAGCTGGTAAAGCGACTTGGCGCCAGCGGCGATGGCCAGCAGCTGCTGCTTCTGGAAGTCCTTGTATCCGCTGCCGGTGTTGTCGCCATCGAACAGGGTCAGCTTTTCGCCAATCGCCCCGCTGATGATGGTGCCCGGCTGAGCGTTAATCTCGGGTACGTCTGAGTCGTCGGACAGCGGTTCGCCGGTAATCGGGTCGAACTGCCAGTCGTTGTCGCTCTGGTACTCTTTCTGCAGGAAGCCGGTGAACGGTGCGCGGGTCTCTTTGCGCTTGAGTTCGCTGTCTTCGTAGCTGTCGTAAGTATAAGCCCGCAGCAGGGCCGGTACGATATCCGGCTCACCGCGCACCTGCCCCGGTCGCAGCGGCAAGTAGTGGTGAATGATCTGGTCAGCCGGGACGCGGATCGCGTTGTTGACGCCCATGCTTGTATTGTCTTGCGGGTGCTCGGGATACATCCAGATCGCAGCCAGTCGGCCGCGTGCGGTGTATTCCTTACCGGCGATGATCTTGTTGCCGTTCTGCAGCGTCTCGTTCATGTCGAGCGGGACGTGATCCGGCTCGATCACCTGCAGCTGAATCGGGACGGTCAGGCCCCAGGCAAACGGACGGTAGCGCACACGAATGAACACCTCGCCTGCGGTGCGGCGGCAGCGGACTGCCTGCGCCAGCTGGCCGTAGAAGTCGAGCGAACCATCGGCACAGCTCTGGCCGGTCCACGGCAACCACAGTTGTTCCAGCCGTTCGTTGAATGCAGGATCCGAGCTCTCGAACATCGGCACGATTCCGGTGCCGACCTCGTTGCTGACGTTGCGGTCAATCGCCTGGCGAATCCATGCGTTGTTGCGATATGCCTGACGGCTGCGGTTGCGCAGGGTGTTGAGCGATGGATTCAGCGCACGGTTCGGGCCGGTAGCCGGTGCAGTCCAGCCGGATGCGCGGCGGCTGTGGGTTGCGCCTTCGTAGGCCTGGGCGCGGGTCTGCACCGGCAGGCCGTTCTTGATGCGGACACGGGGCTTACTCACTTCATACCCCCTTGCTCACGTTCATACGGAAGGCCCGGCGCGGTCGGCGACCGGCTGCGGCTTCCAGGTATTTGCTGATGATCTGCTCGGCCTGCATCAGTTCGGCCAGTGTCCGGTAGGTGACCGCCTTGCCATCGGCAAAGGTAACTGACTTTTCACCGGTGGCGATCGCTTCACGGATGCTGATCAAGTCGTCTTGGGTGTAGGCCATGTGTGCGTCCGGTAAATATCAGGCATTAAAACCCGAATGGTTGCTGGATTTATAGGTGGCTGAGGTGGCGGTTAAGCCTCGAGCCGGTCGTGCACGCCCATGCCGCCACCCGCCAGGATGCCTGCAACTGTTGGTGCAGGTTGCGGGCAGAACGATAGTTAAAATCAATTGGAACGCTTATTGCATGGCGAGCGGTTTTCTCAGACAAATATCCTTTTGATTCAACATGCTGAGAATGACGCAAAAAATATGCCAGGAATTTTGCACCAAAAAAGGTCATTGTCTGAAGCTATCAACCTGCAATGCGCTGGCGCTGGATCGCCTCGGATGGCGCACCCTGTGGAGCCGGATCCGCCGCCAGTCCCGTGAAGGATGCCCGGTAGCGGGATACCGCTATCGATCTGCTGAGAGTTGAGTTGGCGAAGCTTTCTTGAGCTTTGCCGCCTGGAGGGGGTGTCGCACCTTATACAGCCCAAAGCTGACTGCTATCCGAGAAAGTAACCCAAAAACAGGGGACTCTTTTTGGGATAACTGAATTAACACCATCTTTACCATCCACCTTATCAATTAACGATGAGGTACAGAGATGGACAGCAAACTACTCCCACCTGAATCAGCCGCCAATTATCTGCGTGTGAAAGAGGGCACCCTTGCCGTCTGGCGTAGCACTGGCCGTTACAAACTCCCGTTCGTGAAGGTTGGCCGCCGCGTCATGTACCGGATCGAGGACTTGGATCGTTTTATCGAAGAACGCACCCAAACGGTAGCGTGAGGATGGGAAGCGATGAAGAAAGCAGCGACCCGTCCGCCACAGGCCGCCACCATGCTGATTATAGCATTGACCGGATGGCCTATCGAAACAGCGACCTGCAAAAAAGCGCCATGATTTGGGATTAAAGGCCCGGCAGCTACGCAGGATCATTGCTGAATAGAGCCATCTTCAAAAAGTTGGCCATGCCTGATAGTGGCCAACTGCCCCGCCCCTAGATACTGGCCCCGTTGCAATCAATTACAACGAGGTGCCTTAAATGGAAACCACCACCTATCTGACTGACAAGCAAGTTGCCGCCCGTTTCGGTGTCGATAAATCAACAATCTGGCGCTGGGTGGAAAAGGGACACTTTCCGAAGCCGTTCAAGTTGTCGCCGGGCTGTACCCGCTGGCGCTTGCATGATGTGGAAGCCTGGGAAGCTGCAAAGGAGGCCTCAGCTTGAGGAAGGAAGCGACCCACACCACTAGTCAACCAATCCGCCCCCTCGTCCTTCTCCGCTTGCGTTCTGCAGGCGGTGTCGCGGTGGATTTTCGGGTGGCTGATCGGACGCCGTCAGCTTGGATCTCGGTGTTGTTGTCCCAGTCACGAGCCCAAGGCGGCGGCGCCAGCCAGTTGATTTTGTCGTAGCCCTTCTTGGTGGCGGCAGCGTCGGCGTAGCACATCAAGTCGAACGCCTCGTTGTTGGCCTTGCCGGGCTTGCTCCATTTTCCATCCGGGCTGCGCTGCTCATAGGTCAGCTCCTCGAAGAACCATTCACCCAGCCAGTCCGGCCAGTGGCAGTAGTTCGGCCCCGGCTCGGTACGCTCCATGGCGTTGCTGATCGTGTCTTTGATCAGGTTGGTGTTCAGCAGGTAGAGCGGGATATCACCGCGGCTGCTGGCATGGCGGTCTTTGCGGCCGGAGCTGTCCGGAAAGGTCTCGCGCATGCGCGGTGCGTTGCGCGTGCTGCCACCTTTCACCAGCATGACCTTGTGGTGCAGGCTCTGCCGGCGCAGTGCGCGGTAAAATTGGTAGGCGTTCTCGGTCACACCATCTTCACCGCCGGTATCGATGGCAGTCAGCAGCACAGGCATTTCACGGCCAGACTCATCGCCCAGCGGGTACTTGCGGCTGATGACGTGGCTGATCAACAGGTTCCAGTCCTCGATGTAGCCGCCCGGATCGATGCGGCGCAGCTCGCCGTTTTCGTCTTTGCGCTCAGACTTCCGCAGACTGAAACGGTCGATCAGCCAGCGTTCGCCGTGTTCGCCGTAGCCCACGACCTGCACTACGAAGCGGCGCTTCTTGCCGCCCTGTACGTCCACCGATCCGAACAATGCGCGGACGCCGTGCGGTACCACGCGTTCGCCCAGCTTTTCGGTGCGCTCTTGCAGCGCTTCGTGGCTGCGTGCATTCTCGGCTTTGCGGTACTGGTAGGGCCTGCCCCAGTCGGTGTTGATCGTGGTCTTGAGCTTTTCCTGACTGCCGGTCTGTTCGTAGACCTCTTCGGCCTGCGCCAGCTTGTCGGCCAGCGAGTCCCAGGTCTGGAACGTCGCTGCTGGCCCTTCCATCCAGAAAGAAGCGATCCGGGTCTTGCGCGGTTCTCCTTCGATCTGACCATCAGGTGTGAAGCTGCAGCCTTCCGGCAGGAACTGGCCTTTGGCGTTCAGTTCACGCTTCTGGTGCGGGTCCTCAATGATCGTGCCGCAGTGGGGACAGCAGGGCCGTCGATGCTCGATGCTGAAGTGCTTAAGAATCGGCTGGAACCAGTCGCTGCAGCTCGGACACTGCCAGTACCAGCGTTCGCGGGTGCCCAGATTGTAGAGCGCCAGCGCACCTTTGGTCGGCGGTGCCATATGCGGGTATCGCGGGTCGGGCTTCCAGTCTGGATCGGTTATATCCCAGCCCGGCGAGGTCTCCACCAGTGTCATGCCGGAGGACATGAACGTCTGGGTTCGCTTGGTCGCCAAGCTGAACGGATCGCCCTCGCCGCTCAGGTTTTCCGGCAGCCGGTCGTAATCGGTCAGCGCCACAAAGCGGTAATCGGACGATGACAGCACGTTAACTGTGGGCCACTTGATGCCCAGGTAATTGCCAGCACGGAACGTCTTGTCGTGGACGTTGTTGTCATGCCCGTGCGGTGACATCAGTGCAGCCAGTTCGGGGCTGTTGCGCAGCATGCGGTCGATGCGCTTCTTGCTGAACTCTCGCGCCTTATCTTCCGAGATCTGCACAATCAGCATGTCGCCGGGGTCGGAGCTGATGACGTAGGACACCCAGCCATCGATCAGACCGTTGGTCTTACCGGTTCGGGCAGGTCCAACGAACACCACAGCGTCATACTTGCGGCTGGCCAAGCAATCCATCGCCTTGACGATGTATGGCGTCAGCTCGGGGCTGTACTTGCTGATCTTGCCGCCACCGTCCACCACCATCATTTTCTCGGCGGCTGCGGTGCTCACGCGCACCCGGCGCGGCGGTTTGATCAGGTTGGCAACATCATGACGGATCTGGCGAGCGCTGGCAGTTGGGCTACTCGTCAGGCTCGTCATCAATGATCCTCTCGTATAGCTGCTGTCTCATGCTGTCGATAATGTCTTGCACCCGTGCAACTGAGTCGGCATCGATGCCGCAGTCGCGCTCCAGAATATCGGGCAGACTTTCCAGCGTTGTGGTGACCGCCTTGGCGATCGTGCTCATCTCGCGGTGGGCTTCTTCCACTCGGACCAACTGGCGCAGCTCCTGCTCCAGCTTTACCCGCTCGTTCTCGGACTGGTACCAGGCTTTGCGTTCGGTAGGCGGCAGCGTGTCGGGGTCGAGATCACCACCCAGCACCATGTCTGCAAAAATGGCCGGCCCAGCATCTTTCAGGCTGTAAACGTTGGCCCCGTTACGGACACCGCTCGGAACCACGCTGGCCGCATTCAGTCGCTTGCGTACCGTCTCCCGGTGCAGGCCGAATGCTTCAGCCAGGCGCGTGATGTTCCAGGAGTAGGCATCTTCAATCCTGTTGATCTCGGCCATCTCATTGTTTCCACTGAATCGCCACCTTCGCCAGTAACGATTTCAGCAACCATGCGGGGTTGAGCAAGGTGGTGGTGGCGGCCCTAGAGCCCCGAAAATTTGCCGAAAACCGCGTGGTTGCGCCTGCCCCGCGGTGGCCGGGGTCGCTGGGAGCCTCCGACCGTCCCGTCATAGCAGGAAAACCATATCAGCGCCTTTCTCAATATTATCTTGAGCCCATAGCGGCCTTAGATTAGAAAGGCACCAGCATGCCTTTATGTCGCTCTCGCGCGTTAAGTCAAAAGCGGATTTGGGTATTATGTGGTCGATATGGATATCCCCCTGGAAGAAGCGGCTCCATGTCATACCTTTGGTAAATTGCTTTTCAAGATGAGCGGCTAGTTCATTAACTGTATATCCGAATCGCCTCTCAAAAACCGACGCCCCTCTACCCTTTCTAAGGCATATCCGCATGTAGCTTTGCAGTTTTTCGCACATGCGTGTCTTGCGCATCTGACACTTAAGCCTAAGCCTGATCTTTTCGTTGCGAGCCCATTCTGGATCATGCTCAAGCCGCATTTTGTATTGCTGATATTGATTCAAGCGAGGGTTCGTCCACGGTTTTGCAGTATTCAAGAACCAGCCATGAACCCAATCATCTGGAGCATTTGATTTAATATGCCACTTCAGCGCCTGTGCTGCATTTCGCTGAGCCATCACCGACTGCAGGCGCTCGAACGCTCTATGCTGCTTCCATGCGTCGTAGTGAGCATCGTGCTTTATCGCTTTGAACGCTCTTCTTGCCGCTTTTGATCTTCTGCGTTTCTTGGCCAGGGCGTCCGGGGTTCTGCGATACCGATTTTCACAACCCTTGCACTGACCCTTGTGCATTTCCTTTGATGGGAATATCCGGCTACAGGTAGTGCAGCGCTCATGCCCGCCCAGCTTCATCTGGGCGTTAAATCTTTTGTGCAGGTATTGTACCCGCCAGACTGGTTCCGGGACTGCTAGCCTCTTCTTCCTGTCTTGCTCCCGCAGATATGCCTTATATCGATTACAGGTCGCGCATTTTGCCGCTGATGAACCGCTGCCGAATAACCATTGCGGCCACCATTCGCCACAATCAGAACAAAACTGGCGATCTCCATTGATATGGGTGCGGCCCGCCTCTTTCCGGTGCTGATCTCTGCATTTAATGGTGCAGAACTTCTTTTTTCGACCAGAAAACTCGCTGCCGCAGTGCGTGCATCGATGTGTACGTGTAGAATCCGCTTTAGCCATTGCGATACTTGTCCTATCGTTGTGGTTAGAAGGGCTTGAGTGTTGGTAGCACTCAGGCCCTTTGTTATTTCGGGTCTATTTTATCACTCTCGGCTGATGCTCCGCCGTCATCAGACCACCGCCTGACGCTTTCCCGGTCCGCATTACACTGCTGGATGATCAGCTCGCACTGCGCCATGTAGTCGCCGTACGTGCCGCTCAGGGTGGGTGGTGTGAATGTATCAGTCCATGTTTGCGGTACCGGCTCCCTCAGATAACGGGGGGCTGGTTCGGTACTGGCGCACCCGCTCAGCAGCATCAGGGCCAATGCGAGTGTCAAGACAGGGATCTTCCCCAGCCAGAGCGCGCAGCTGATCAGCCAGCTGGCCAGCCTTGCTAGCCGTATCAGCACGTTGACGGGCTGTTTCTGCCAGCATGCGGTCAGTCTGCTCATAGCGTGCGCGCTCCTCACGGATAGTCTGGTTCAGGTGGATGATGGCCTGTTCAGATTGACGGACATCAGCTTTCAGCTCGCCGATGGTTATCAGCGCCAAGATCAGACCAATGAGCAGCCCTGCAAGCGCCAGAGCCAGATACAGCCTACTCATCAGACTGACAGGCCTGGCCTGCTTTTACTTGGAGCTCCAGCAACTCCAGGCGGCGGCGATCATCCTTACGCTTGTAGTACCAGGTAATAGCCGTAGTAATACCGGCAAAGATGACACCAAACGCACCGGCGTTATTGTTCAGTATCTGCAGCACCCAGTCGGCACCAACCAAGAGTCCAGATGCGAGGTACGAGACAGCAACCCAGACCTTAGTGATTGCGAAGTCTGTATATCGATCAAGACTCACTGGGGGCTCCTTACTTTGGCGTTCGCACATTGTTTAGACCTGACAAACACAACTCACGCTCTGCTGCGCGGCGCTTCACTAGCCCTGGTAGTTTGATCCCTTTGGCATAGACCCACCGGGACAGCTCATTACATGCACCCACCCGATCCCCTGCATTCAGCTTGCGCAGCAGCGTACTCTGCTCGAAAGCACCGATACCCACGTTGTAGGCAAAGCTTGTGTACGCAGCCTGCTCCGGATGAGACAGGGGCACCTTGGCGCGATTGCTAACCTGCAGGCCAAAGTCCACCACCTCATCAGTCAGTAGTGCCTCACACTCTGCCACAGTCTTCTGATCGCCGATCTCGACGCCAGCCGTGTGGCCAAAACAAATGGTGGGGATGCCAACCGGATCGATATAAGCGGTCGTGCGCAGGCCTTCAAAGCCCGCCACTGCTGTCAATGCGATGGCAAGCCATGTTTTCTTCTGCATGGTGTGGATGATCTTGAGACGGGGTAGAAATGAAAAAGCCCCGCGATTGCGAGGCCCAGTTAGTGCCAACTCTGGCACGTTATACAGATAATTTAGTATGGATATCCGGCAGTTGCAAGCAAATTATGGATAAATTCACAGCCTGTCTATTTTTCCAGTTCATTGAGCCTGATTAGCGCGTGTATGAGCCTCTCGACCACTGGCGGTATCGGCGCGTGCCCGCTGGTGTATTTTTTGTGGCTGGACTCGCTGATGCCGAGGGTCTCGAGCCAGCCGGCCAGCTTGTTGCGGCCGTGGAAGCCCATCGCTTGCTGGGCTTGTTTGTATTCGGTGGGGGTCATTCAGCACCTGTCAGCTTTTCGATAACGCCAGGCATCGCTGTAAATCGCTTTGCCGTAATCCCTTCGAGCTGTTCCAGGCCATGGCGCACCTTGCCAAAATCCTGAGATTCAAAGCCTGTCCGCACAAGCGCGAGCGCCTGCAGCTGGTCGGCTTGCCAGTTACGAGACCAGTCTTCGACGATTTCCCGCCGAACTTCCGGCTGCTTTGCCTTATCCAGTCGCTGATTTATGGACAGATGCTTAGCCATTTTTGTCAGCCCGCTCCCTTTCAAACTCCACCTGATCTTGATGAGTCCACCAGAGCGCTTCAGATGCGTGCCGAAGTGGCAATCCATCTGTTTCAAGCTGATCGCTTTTGCGGTGCACAAACCGGATATCAAAGGGATCAACACCATTGCGGACGAGATCGTGTGTCTTTGCCCTGCCATGATCCCAGTCGCACGGCTCTAACAACGTGACGTTATCACCAGACTTCGGCTGCACAACAACGAGCGAATACATACCTTTGATACGACCGTGAAGCGCCCGAACGTCAGGCTCACCAAGCTGGCTTTTATCATAGTCTTGCATGTCAGCTCTCCTTGGTTATCCATTTTCTTCGCTGGCTGGCTGCGCCTATTGAACAGCCGTGACGTTGGCAAAATGATTCAAGCGTCATGCTTTTTAGGTCAGCTGCTCGATATTGCCACCAAGCATCCCAGTCCCAGGTTATACCATGTTCGGACCTTAGTCGTTTTATGGCATGAGAGCCGATCGGCAAATCCATATCCTTGAGCCGGGTGTTGCCAATGTACTCGATCAGACATTGAGTCGGTATCGTGGCTACACCGCGCCCACCTCTTCCTCGCTGCTCGCCCTTTGGCCAACCAATATAAACGTACCACCCATGGGGTGTTTCACGCCGTTCGCGGACATCCCATTCAATACCATGTACGTCTATTACCTGACCAATTATCGTTGCTACCCTACCCATATCGGCCTACCAGATATCGCGGCCTGTCTGGATATCGTACCAATCGCTATCAACATGCGCGACAGCCAGGAAATCCTCAACTTCACCGGACTCCAGCAGGGCGATGTGATCGTTGTCACTTGCATCCTGCTCGCACCAAACCGGCTCCGCCCCACTTTGCATGGCAGCTTCCAGACTGTGGTGACCATCCATGACCACTCGATACTGCTGGCCATCAATTTCAAATACCGGGCTCACCTGCACTTCAAAATCTTCACTTCCGATTTTTTCGGCTACGATTTCTTCGCTGATGTAACGCTGAGATGAAATGATAGTTGCCATGGTGTTTCTCCTGATTGCTTGCTGTTCCCTTACCGTCGAGTTAATAATAGTTCTTTTAAGGAACTATTGCAAGCATTCAGGCGAATTTTTTACGCAATCAATTGCCGCGGCAGCAGCAGATCAATAAACCGCACCCCAAGATACTCCCGCCCTGTCCGAAGTTCGTTCTTGAACTTGATCTCCGTGATACCCAAGGATTCTGCCTTCTGTGCACGTCCTCGCCGGTCCGTATGATCACAGATCACGACCTCATAGCGCAGCGGGTTGGCTCGATACAACTCCGAGAATCCTGCCTTGATCGTGTCGATGATCTGGGGCGCATATCGCCCAGGCATTCGATCAGCAAGGGCGACCATCATCGCATCATGAGAACCACCACCGCCACCGCTGGCGATGAAGCCCTGATTCTTGTGCAGCTCTGACATGACCGAGCGGTACCCGGTCGCCGCCACCATATCGCGCAGATCGTCAGCACTGCAGCCGGTTACGTAGATGTGTATCAGGTCATCAAGCTCCATGCCCACCCCCCCTTCTATCAGTCGATCTTGCTGCCAATGCGCTGAGTGCCCAGCCTCAAGCTTTCGCGCAGCTCCCGGATTTCACGCGCCTGCGCAATGCATTTGCTGGCCAGCGCATCCTGCAGGTCTGCAAAGTAGTCCTGGTCGGTGCTCACCAGCCCCAGGCCACCACACTCGCCACAGGTGTACTCAGAGACCGCGCCGCGGATTGCTCCGGATCCAAAACAGGACTTGCAGCGTTCACCTGTTGGCTTTTCGATCCTGAGGGGGCGGCTTTTCAGCTTCGGTTTACGCAAGGTGCCTCCTCAACCCATACAGCGCCAACATGGCGGCATCGCGCTTGTCCTCGTTACTCTGGCCAGACCAGCCGGTTACCTGGTTGAACAGCTCGGCATCCTCTTTGATGCCCTTAATGGATCCACCCGTTTTGAAGTAGAACAGACGCTCTCGACCAGCCGCATCACGGTACCGCTCGGCGCCGGTGAGCGGCTTAACCATCACATAATCAGCACCCACTCGATCCAGATACTTGCGCACCACCCGGGCGATCGCCTTTACCTGCCCCACGTTCTGGCTGATCTTCGAGATCTGCGCCTGGCGGTTGCCTGCCTTCAGCTGTCGAGGGAACGTCGGCTTCATCGACTCCACATCCTCAACCACAAACGTCGCGCCCAGGGCATGCTGCTCATTAATGAACAGAAACAGGTCAAACAGATCCATCGAATACAGGTCTGACAGCCGGCCATCAACCGTCACGCCAACGCCGCTCTTCTCCAGATCCGGATCAATCCCGATTACCAGTCCCGTCATTTGGCGGTCCTCTCCCACTCTGCTCGCATCGCCTTTTCAACCTCCGACCGGCTCATGGGTGACAGTCGTTTTGTCTCCCACATAAACGCTTGCTTGCGGCTCTGGTGTGTCTCAAACGCTCGCAGGTACTTCACCAGCGCCACCACATCGATGCCGTGAACCACGTTCTCAACCGCACTCACTCAGATACCCTCGCACCTCAATTGCCGGACCCGTCTCTTCCAGGGCGCACTCATCTACACCATCAGCCGCCTGTGCCAGCAGTTCACGACTTACACCCAGCTTCAGCGCCAGCTCGGTCATGCACCGGATGGTGACCGGGTTAGTACACTCCAGGGTGGCTGTGATCAGCGTGACCCTATCCGACTCAGTGATCAGCCCATCAGTGATGATCGTCATTGCGACTCTCCTTCATGATTTCGGTGTGCAGCTGGCGCAGGCGATTGGCTGCGCAGTGCGGATACCCACGTTCAATCTGCTCACAGGCCTGACCAATCGCATTGGCGAACGCCATGATCAGTTGCCGGCTTTCTTCTGCCTTGTTCGCCAGCGCTGCATGCGCCTTTTTAAGTGCCAGCTGCTGGTCGTTGATGATCCGTGTCTGCTCCCACGTCACGCTGCCACCTCCCCAAAAATATCAGCCTGCCTCAGGCCGGTTGTGTCCTTGATGATCGGCGCTGGCGCATTGGTTGCGGGCTGGTGCTGCAAACGGAAGTCCCAGCCGCCCATGATGTGCATTGGCGTCTTCCACTCTTCGCGCATCTCCATCGTCAGCGTGTTGCCGACATAGAGCACAGCGGGAATACCTGCCAGCGCCAGCTGGATGTAGGCCATATGAACAGCGCGGCTATCCACGTCTACACCGACTACATGCAGCTGCGTCTGCGGGTTATATCCGGCCTGACGCATCGCCTTGGCGAAGGCCAGCACCATGCCACCACTGCCCACGCTCGGCTCCTGCACCCGAATGAACGGCTGGCTCTCAAGCTCTGGTGCGCGTCCACCAAGGGTGATCAAGGCAATGGCGTAGGAGACATCAAACGGCGTGAAAAACTGGCCCTGTGCCGCGTTGTGCTGCTCCATCTCGCCAAACACCTCGCCCATGAAGTCGCACAGCTCAGCGTCCAGCCCGTTGATCACATGCGCCAGCAGGCGGGCCATGGACTCTCGGTCGGCAGGATCGTCATATCGATTGATGGTGCGCAGGTAGCGGTCCTCACGCTGCTTCCAGATGTGTTCACGGCGATCAGCCGCATTCACCAAGCTCAGTGCTGCCAGCTCGCAGAAGTCGCGGAACAGGTCGAACAGGTGATACTTGCCGCCACCGATACGCTGGATCTCTTTCACGAACTGGGCGTGGTGTGGAGTACGCATGCCGGTCACCAATCCGTGTCGTCAATGTTCATGATCGATGCGGATACCGCGGCGCGTTTCTGCTGCTGGGTGGCCGCAGGGGCATGACCGCCGGCTGCTACGCGCCGAAGCTGGTTCAGGAGTTTGTGCTCCCACTGCGCCTGCGTAGCGGTATCACCTCGGGCCTCCCAGTAGCTGCGGAACTCGCCCAGAATCGATTCTTGCTGCTCAGGCTCAAGGCGGGTCAGGTTCACACCGCTGGTGCGACAGCGCTCCGCGAACCACTCGCTGGGTACCCACTCGAAGTGCATGGCGAAGCGTTCCCGGCTCTGGGCTGGCGCTGACACAGCTGGCAACGTCTCGCTGGGTTCAGGACTGAACAGGTTGGACAGGAACGGATCATCAGCCTCGCTGGCTGGGATGGTACCGACATGCGTGTCGGTCGCATCGGTGTGATCGTGATCAGCGCAATCGACCGCCTGCGTGCTGCTGGACGCGCCAGCGTCATCAACAGGTTCAATGACTGTTTCAGTGATAGGTTCAGTGATAGGTTTGGGTGCAACCGTTGCACCCCCATCAGGAAACGGTTGCACCCCCTCCCCGCAACCGTTGCACCCCACCTTGTCGTCATTTGCGGGGTAGGGTGCAGTATTTGCACCCCTATTATTACGGGCCTTGCGAGCACGCACGATCTGCGGCGCTTTGTGCAACATCAGGCGGTACAGGTTGCTTGTAGTCGAGCCTGATTCCGTCTTGCGGGTGTGGACCTCGATAATACCCTTCTCTGCAAACTCAGCCAGGTAGTTCTGTACAGAGCGCTCAGACACCCCTGCATCCTGAGCCAGTGTGGATACTGACGGATAACAGAAACCGTTCTCGTCGGCATAGTTGGCCATCATCATCAGCAGGCACTTCTTGTTGCCCGGCAGATCAACATCAACGGCGGCAGCCATCGCTTGAAAGCTCACTGCATTACCTCCGAGCCATGCCCAATCTTGCCGTTCCATGTTTGCTTCATGGGCAGCTGCTCCGTCGTGTACATCTGAAACAGGCGGACAGCGCCAGCACGCAAAAGCACGGGGTAATGGCGCTCGCGCTCCTCTTCAGTGGTGGGGTGTGTCCAGATGGTGGTGCGCTCAGCCAGGTACTTGTCACGTACACGGCTGTTAACGCGCCAGCCGCTGAAGCCATCACGGCGCAGCCAGCCCTGCCCGGCCAAATACTTCTGAACTTCTTGGCAGTTCACGCCATTCAACGTCTTGGCAAAGTCCACGATTTTCATGCCATCAATGAAATGGGCCTTCATGTGCTCCAGATCGCGGCTCACCTTCTGGTGCTCAATGGCCAACTGCTGGCGCTGCTCAACCGCATCAGCCCAGGCGCGCGCTGCGGCTGCGGGATTGCTGAAATCGGGCAACTGGTAAGGATTGCTTACCTGTTGCTCAAGCTCCTGCCAGCGATCCACCAGACGGGCCGTGAACTCAGGGGAAAGCTGCGCAACGATCACATAGCTGTCGCGCTTACCCACTGAGTAGACGCTAACCCGCTGACCCAAGTGATTTTGAACTTCCACCAATGGTGGGAGTTGAATTGCACTGCGCTCGGCCAGTCGTTCAATCGTGCGCTTAACACTGTCATGGCGAGCCTCAACCAGATCAGCGATCTCAGCACTGGTCATGGTGACCGATTCGGTATTGCCTGTTACAATGACTTGGTTCATTATGAACACCTCGTTTAGTTAACCCCGTCGCGGCTGCCCAGCCATATCAGCGTCGGGGTTTTCTTTTGCCTGTTAGCTGGGGCGTCCTCGGTATGCAGGCCCTCAGCCCCGTAACTTTCCTGCACTGCTGTGTTGCACCGGCCCGGGTATTGGATGACGCGAATATTCCACCGGGAGCCGTCGCACGGCTGTCTTCTGGCTCAACTGAACTGCACCCTCTTCCATGCCTGCGGGCCAGGATAAAAACCCAGCGGCCGAAGATGCAGATCAGTCCCCTCTCTCTGTCGCCACCGGCGAGAGGGACACCGGCTATGGGGATAAAGGAAAAACCCTGGCCTGCAGATTGTCTGGGGCACCGATCTGCCAGCGGTACAACGCGCCCACAACTAGAGCATTCGTGTGCCCGTCTTTCCGGGCTGTCCGCGACCCTACTCATCCAGGGCGCTGCCCCACTGCAGCTGTATTCCCCGTCCTTTCAGGAGAGCGCCTGGCGTGCCGTGAGGCCCAAAGGAGTAAGCCATCGCTCTGCTGCTGCGGTTATTCCATGCCCGGTCACTCACAGCTGATACCGGTCGGCGCCATCCCCGCCGCTGGGTGCCCTCACTGCTGGCAGTAAGCCCGTTCAAGTGCATTAGCACTCGATTCCATCAATGCAGCCGCCACCGGGGCAGCGTTACGCACCATGGCAGCGCCACGGCGGTTAAATTCGATCAGATCAAACAGGTTGGTCGGGCGGTCGATTTCGGCAGTCAGCTCTTTCAGCTGCGCCAGCGCCTCATCCAGTGTGGTGTTGTCGGTGTCGTAGACCTGCAGGGGTGGGTCATAGACCTGCTCGTCCAGCACCACCTCATCAGCGCCAGCGATGCCAGAAAAAACGTCGGCCGCACCCTGGAGCATTCGCGCGACAGCTTTCACGCCTTCATTCTCACTACCCTCGGTGGCAGCTTCCGGCTCGGCAGGGGTCTCCTGTTCAGCGTCCTGCTGGGCTGCCTTGGGTACCGGAAGCTCACCACATTCAAGCGATGCGCGGCCTGAATCGGTCAGGTGATATTCGGTCTTCTCTTTCAGTCCGGTGGTTACGATCAGGCCACGAACGTGCATGTCCTTGATCGCTGACGGAAATGTCTTGGCGGTTACAGAGGTGCAACGCGCCAGCAGCTGTCCGGCGCTCAGGCCCGGTGCCTGGTTGATCGTTTCGAGCAGGTCAAAGATGCGTTGGTCGTGAGTCATGATTCACCTGTACAAATTCACACCTTAGATGGTGGGTAAAAAAACACGGAAGCATGGGCGATACTGGCTTCAGGTCAGAGTTCATGCGGCAGGCTGTCCGCTTCTGGATGGAGCAGGAAATCTCCTTAACTCATGACCCTTGATAGTGCCGTCCTCCTCGATGATGACTGTTATCTCTCGCTTCTGACGCAAGGCCTTACTAATCGCGCCCTGCGTGCAGCCGAGCGCAGCCGCTGCTTCGGCCTGACCTACGTCATCGACAAATTCAGAAAGAGGTTTGCGCTCCATTACCAAGCTCCAAACTAAAAAACAGACCAAGTATTACCATCGGTGTTAAACAAGTCAACACCATTGGTATTTGATATGTATAACTTGTGGTAATAAATTGCACTGATGAGCAAAGCAAAGCGGCCACTGCCGCCTGAAGAACGAGCCGACAATGACAGGCTCAAAGCAATCTGGAGCAGCAAAAAGGATGAGCTGAGGCTTAATCAAGAATTGCTGGCGTACGCTATGGATATAGGCCAGAGCGCAGTCAGTCATTACCTGAACGGCTACAATCGTCTAAATGCAAGAGCTGCCGCACGGTTTGCAGAAGTACTCAAGGTCAAAGTGAGCGACTTCAGCCCTTCTCTTGCGCTGGAAATAGAGCGCATGGCTCAAACAGGTTTGTCTGTGGTAGACAATGAAGACCGACGCCTTACCCCTCCCGCAGAAAACCACACCCAGCTCGAAACGGATCAGTCCGATCAGTCCAAGGAGGGTGGCAGCAACGTGATAACCGCAGACTTTCAGAAAGTCCGTCTTCGTGAAGGCGAGATCACAATTCCGCAGTTTGACGTTCGTGGCGCTATGGGCGCGGGACAGGTCGCGCCGGATTATGTCGAGACCATCCGCCACCTGACTCTGCACCAGGATTATCTGTCCGCGCTAGGGGTTCGTTACACCCAAGCCAGTAATCTGGCGATCGTCACCGGTTATGGGCAAAGCATGGAAGGCACTATCAACGATGGCGATCCGGTCATCATCGACCGGGGCGTGCAGACCTTCATGGGGGATGGCGTGTACCTGCTGACCTGGAACGACATGCTCTACATTAAGCGCCTGCAGATGGTGTCAGCCGCCGAAATCGAACTGATCAGCGACAACCCCAAGCACAAAGACAGGGTCGTCAAGCTGGACGAAGTGACGGTGCATGCGAAGGTATTAATTGTCTGGAATGCTCTAAAGCTGTGAGGCGACTAAAAGGAGCGGCTTACAACACCAGCTCCATCCCCATCACCGCATCCTCGCCCAGCACGCGAATCAGCCAATCGTAAGCATCATACCGCTTGCTCTTCATCAGGATCATGGTATCCAGCTTTGCCAGGTCAAAGTACCGATCTTCATCACGGTGCGAGCAATGCCCCAGTATGAATACATGCCCGCTCGGGTGATGCAAAATCTCTCTCACCTGCACCTGTCGACGATGCCCGTGGTAAGTGAAGGTGACGGGTAAGGGATTGCCAGACCAAACAGAGCGGAGTTCAGACTCCCACTGCGCGATATCGAATTCTTTCCTCCCTCCCTGGCCGCTATTCTGTCGACCAGTGTACTCGACAGTCCTCACACTGAATCCAATCTGCGGTTCTGCGCTACCCCTCTGCTGTGCCTTTGTGCGCTTGGGCGCGCCCTTTCCAGAACTCAGTTTGCCGATAACCCACAGCACAAATACCGCACCGATGATCCATTCCATGACGCTCATTCCTTGAAACCGAGTGTGCCTACTCAATTATTTAGGGCTCTATATCCATCGCGCTCGTTTTCCATGCAAACAGCTTGCAGCTGCAGCTGATCAAAGATCGCAGCGCACTGCCGCTTGGCCCTTTCGGCAACGCTTGGAGGCATGCCGAAATTGCCCTGCATTTTCTGATGACCTTCGCGCTCGTTGTCGACACAGATTTTTTGCAGCTGGAACTGATCAAAGGTATCTGCGCATCGAGCCTTTGCACCAGATCGCTCCTGTGCCCACGAATTTTGCCAAGACCCGGCCTGTGCCAATGCCTGCCCTGTGAATGCGCCAAGTGAAATAAGAGTGATTACCGCTGGTAAAACATTGGGTTTCATACCGTACTCCTTGATAGTCCATGCGCTACTTCCTACTGCGCTACCCACACTTTACCGAACCCCTTTGATGGAATCATCAAAATAAATATTACCAACGGTGTTGACTATTAATAATACCGTTGGTAATTTTAAGTAACACCACAGGCAATGAGGCACCCATCATGATCACACGCACTGAACACGGCTACGCCCTCGGCCACTGGGAAGGCATCCCAACCCTGCTGGAGTCGGGCCGCAAACTGACGCCTGGTGAAGTCCGTGCGGCGGTCTGTCGGGCCAACGGGCTCACTGCAGCTGATGCTGGTCGTGAGCTGCACTGCTCGAAGAGCACCGTGTACCAGTACTGGAAGAGCATTTACTTCAAGACAGGCTGTGATGACGTGGTGGTGGCCATCAACAAACTGGTCGAGCTGGGCGCACTGCACCGCATCAACACCCTGCTGCTGGCGCTGATACTTGGCACCGGCAGCGCACTGGATACCGGTCTGGATATTGAGGCCCGCACTGGCCGCGTCCGCAGCAGCCAGACCCGCACCGCCCGTCGTGGTGGTCGACGGGCAGGCATGCGCACCAACCGCGACATGATGATCGACCTCGATATGTGGACCAACGGCAGCGCCAGCGACATCTACACCCTCGCTGACCTCGCCAGCTAAACGATTACAGCAGTACCGAGCAGGCGGAACCTGCCCAGCTTTGACCCACAAGGCGCAAGCCGAATCCCGAAGTGGCGAGCTGTGACCGAACCGAGCCTCTGAATGTAAGCCGGTAGGTGTGTCGGGGACCATTAACAGGTCTTTTTCCAAGAGCACAGGTGCGCCTGTGCTGCTGGAAAAAAAACAGGAGAACCACATGGACGCACAAACGGTTTTTACCTTCATCCTGCTGTTTGCAGGCCCTCTGCTGGCGCTAACGGCCGGTTGGGCACTGTTCACCTTGGCTTTCTGCATTCGGGCCGTAATCAAGCGACAGCCGGTAGGTCCGGTGCTGCGCGAAATGCTGGAGGAGTGGTAATGCTAAACCACGTAATGCTCGACCTCGAAACCATGGACACCCGCCCCACGGCTGCCATTGTCGCCATCGGCGCAGTGGCCTTTAACCCGCACATGGGCAAAGTCGACCGCGAAGGCGGCTTCTACGTCACCGTAGACTTGCAGAGCTGTCTCGATGCAGGCCTGACCGTCAGCGCCAGCACCATCAACTTCTGGCTCAAGCAGAGCGAAGAAGCGCGCCAGCAGATCACCGGCTGGTCAGAGCCGCTTGAAGAAGCCCTGCGCCTGTTGGAAGGCTGGTTGCACACTCTGAACAACGCAGCCTGTCCGGCTTTTGGCGACCCCTACGGCGCGCATCTCGAAATCTGGGGCAACGGCGCAGACTTCGATAACGTCATACTGACCAACGCCTACCGCACAGCCGGTTTCGACCTGCCCTGGGGCCGGTACCACAACCGCTGCTACCGCACCCTGAAAAAGCTGTTCCCCAACATCGAGATCCAGCGCACCGGCATCCACCACTGCGCCATCGATGACGCTGCCAGCCAAGCCGAGCACGCCTGCCGAATCATCCAGCACCTGGACGACCTGAAGCGCCTTGGCTACCAGAACGAAAAACAGAAAGAGGCTATCTGATCATGTTCAAGCAACTGAAAAACGTATCCGTATACCGCGCCAGCCTGCCCGCCTTGGCTGATCTGGAAACCGCCATCGAAGGCAACGAAGCGCTGACCCGAAACGGTCCGCTCGACAGCAACGAGATGATCCGCTTCAGCTTTCAGCGCAACCCGGTCACCAGCCGCTTCGTCACTCCGCTGCTGCGCGGGTATAGCCTGTGCGTACTGGTGCAGGAAAAGATCCTGCCGGCCGCCGCCATCAAGAGCGAAGTGGATCGCAAGGTGCGCGACATCGAGGAGCAGCAGGATCGCGCCGTTGGCCGCAAAGAGCGCCTTCAGATCAAAGACGAAGTGATCATGGATCTCTTGCCCCGGGCACTCACCAAAGAGCGCACCATCTACGGCTTTTACGACAGCCAGGAAAAGAACCTGTTTGTCGATAACACCACCGATCGTTACAGCAGCGCCGTGCTGAACCTGGTCTGCATGGCTGACGGCAAGGTAACAACATCAACCGTCCATATCAGCGACCAGAAACAGGGCCTCACCACCCGCCTGACCGCACACCTCAACGGCGGCAGCGAACCGTTCGGAGTCTTCAAGCTGGGCAGCAATCTGCGATTGAAGAACGAAGATGCCGGCACCAGCGTCACATTCAAAGACACCGAATTCCCGCACGGTGACGACGAATACCAGTTGCTGGAAAAGATCGAGCTGGGCGCAAAGGTCCACCAGATCCAGCTCGACTACAAAGGCCTGCGCTTCACCCTGACCGACAAGTTCCACATCAAGGGCGTGTTTGCCAGCGAGCCGTCAGAGGTTGAGTTCGAAAGCGCCGAACAGGAATGGCTGACCGAAGCTAACACCCGCGTCTTCGTGCTGAGAAAAATCGTGGAAAAGCTCTGCGAGATGTTCGGCTATGAAGCGCCGGTGCCGGAGATGAAAGAACAGGAGGCCGCATGAACCCCATGACCCAATACCCGCCCCGCCCCACACTCACAGGCGACCTGCTCAAATCTGCAGTGAGGGCATTCCTGGACAAGAACCCTGACTTTGTTGAAAGACTCGGCAGCGACAGCGCAGACGAGATCGCCAGCGAGTACCACTTAGGCATGGACGGCTTCGAACTGTGCAAGCGCCTCGAAAAGTGGTGCCACTGGGACACCGACCGGGAAGATATGGAAACGCTGGATGAGCTGGATTACTTCGCACGCCAGCAGCTCAAAGAAGCCGAGCATCGCTGGATGAAACACAACAACATCCAGCCGCCCTACCCGATCGGAAGCCGCATCAAGTGCACCCAGCGCGGACGAACAGGCGTGATTGATGAGGTGTGTGAATACAGCCCCGGTTGTTACCTGGTGATTCCAGACGAACGCAGCGAAGCAGAAGCGAAAGCCTGTGTGCGCTGGGTTTGTGAGTTTGAAAAAGTCGAGCTGGTAGAACAGGAGGCCGCATGACCGCCCTCACCCGCCACACCGAACCCAGCCCCGCCCAGATCGCGGCAGCGCTGGAGCAGTTCGAGATCCAGCAGCTCAAGGATCAGCTGCGCCAGCAGCGCATTGCCCACACCGCAGAACTCAGCGCAGCCATACGCCAGGCCGAGCAGGAACCGCTTGAACGCATGATCGAACGCTGGAACGGCTACCCTGCCGCCATCGAGCGTGCCGAAAAGGCCGAAGCCGCCGAAGCCAAGGCCCGAGCCGAACATGCCCTGGTCACCGAATCGCTCACCACCGCGATGGAGAACGCCGAGAAGTACCAGCAACTGGCCGAGCATTACCAGCGCCAGTGTGAACAGATGCTCGACAAGAACAACGCCAACGTCGACAAGGCAAACGAAACCATCGAGCGCCTGCAGGAACAGATCCGGTCGCTCAACAGCCAGATCCGCATCTACCGGGAGATGAACCCCGACAAGATGAAAAAGCAGGTCAAACGGCTGCAGGACAAAAACAAGGATCTGACCGCTCGCAACGAAACCGCCGTCCGCTCAGCCGAACAGCTCAAGAAGGACAAGGCGGCACTGGCTCGGGAACTGGAAGCCACGCGGCAGATGAACCGCGATCTGCAAGACAGCCTCGATGACATGACCGCCATCGCCGAAGGCAAGGCAGACCCCGAGCAGTACAAGTGGGCCTACAAGGACGAAACCTGGGGCATCACCGGCCACGACCGCAACACCCGTGACTGGATATACATCGAACACCTGCCCACCGGCCAGCGGCGCGTACTCACTCACCAGACCGGTGACGTGATGCGCACCGAGCCGATCCCGGCAGACATCAAGGCCATCGCCCAGCAGTGGGTCGAGAAGTACCACAAGCTGCAGATTGCCCTCGACACGCTCAGCGCACCCGCCAAACAGGAGGCATCATGACACCCGTTGAGACCCTGCCCGACACCGGCACCCCGCTAATCATCTACCTGCGTGACGGCCAGATCATCGAAGGCATCCGCCCCAACCACCCCGGCAACACCGACACCGCCCCGATCTGGCACGACATGAAGGGTAACCACATCCCAGCAGAGGAGATATCAGGATGGCAACTGAAATGAGCCGCATTGATGTAGTCGGCCAGAACGGAAACGATGGCCTGCACTATTGCGAAGAGCTGGACTGGTACTGCACCGGCGACGTAGGCGACGAACAGCACCACGTCGACAAACGCATCGAGCCGATCGACCAGCGACCGGCCACCGCTCACTACTGGAGTCCTGGCGCACCCGGTTACGTGTCTGGCTGGTATAAAGTCCTGCCAGATGGCGAGTGGTGGTTCTGGCGCACAGATATGGCACGCTGGCTGCATACCGCACGGCCAGAAGACGCAGTGCTCAACAACCTGGTTCCGCTGCCGCCGCTGGACACCGCCACGCACGTAATCGGCAGCTACTATTTCCGGCTGGGCCAGCACGGCTGGGAGCGTTGGAAAAGCGGTTCGAGGCAATGGATCGGCTGCATGGCACCAAACCCCGCCAGCGTAGATCGGGTGATACATCCCGGCCTCACGCTCAACCGTCAAGCAGCGCCTGACAGTTCAGATCATATTGCTGATGCCGGGAAGATGATCGAAGGCGATCCCGTAGCTCTTGAAGCCAAGCGCCAGCAGCTGAAGCAGGACAATTCAGGTGACGCCAACAAAATGGTCGGCATCAAGCACGACACAGATAAACCCCGTTTCGACCTCATCCCGCCGATGGCTGAGCTGGCTGTTGCCCACGTTCTCCGGTACGGCGCTGATAAATACGCGCCTGGAAATTGGGCGCTGGTAGAGAACGGCCATGAGCGTTACATGGCGG